TCACCTTGCGTTCTCTGAAGACCATCGGAAGGTGATCGCCAAGATCGAGGAGGCTGTACTTTACGGTGGGCTGTTCGCCCTGGCAATGCCTCGCGGGTCTGGGAAAACGACCATCGCTGAATGCGCCTGCCTGTGGGCCATCCTGTTTGGACATCGGGAATTCGTGGCTCTGATCGGTGCCAGTGAGGCCCATGCCGAGGAGATGCTGGAATCGATCAAGATGGAACTGGACGGCAACGACCTGCTCCTGGAAGACTTCCCGGAAGCCGTGTTTCCGATCCATTGCCTCGATGGCATCGCCAACCGGTGTGCAGGCCAGTTGCATGACGGTGAACGCACGCACATCGTCTGGACGGCCCGGGAGATCGTATTGCCGACCATTGCCGGATCCCGGGCCTCCGGAGCTGTGATCCGGGTGGCCGGAATCACCGGACGCATCCGAGGCATGAAGTTCAAGCGACCGGACGGCCAGACGGTCCGCCCGTCGCTGGTGGTGCTGGACGACCCGCAGACCGATGAATCCGCGAGGTCACCGTCGCAGTGCGCAGCGCGTGAGAGCATTCTTGCCGGTGCCGTGCTGGGTCTGGCTGGCCCGGGTCGCAAGATCTCCGGCATCATGCCGTGCACCGTGATCCGGCCGGAGGACATGGCCGACCGGATCCTCGATCGCGAAAAGCATCCGCAGTGGCAGGGGCAGCGGACGAAGATGGTCTATTCCTTCCCGACCAACGAGAAGCTGTGGGCCCAGTACGCTCAGGTGCGAGCAGACAGTCTGAGGCAGGAAAAGGGCCTGTCGGAAGCCACGTTGTTCTACCGGGAACACCAGGACGCGATGGATGCCGGCTCCGTGATCGCCTGGCCAGAGCGGTTCAATCAGGACGAGGCCTCCGCCATCCAGCACGCCATGAACCTCCGCCTGCAGAATGAGGCGGCATTCTTTGCGGAATACCAGAACGAGCCGCTGCCGGAACAGACGGGCGAAAACGACCTGCTGACCGCCGACCAGATTTGCGTGAAGACCAACGGCCAGCCTCGCGGCCTGATCCCGCTGGGCTGCAGCCATCTCACCATGTTTGTGGACGTTCAGCAGAAGCTGCTTTATTGGCTGGTCTGTGCGTGGGAGGACGACTTCACCGGTCACGTGGTTGACTACGGCAGTTACCCTGACCAGCGACGACAGTACTTTACGCTGCGGGATTACACACGCACGCTGGCGACTGTCGCCAAAGGCACCGGTCTGGAGGGAGCCATCTACGCCGGCCTTGAGACGCTGATCGGCGAGCAACTGAGTCGTCGGTGGCAACGGGAGGACGGCACCGAGCTGCAGGTGGAGCGATGTCTGATCGATGCAAACTGGGGTTCCAGCACCGATGTGGTCTATCAGTTCTGCCGGCAGTCTCGGCACTCAGGATCGCTGCTGCCGTCGCATGGTCGCTTCGTGGGCGCTGCCAGTCGTCCGTTTTCAGAGCACAAGCGAAAGCCCGGGGAACGCATCGGGTTGAACTGGCGGATCACCACGACGGTCGGCAAGCGGGCCATTCGGCACGTGCTGTTTGACACGAATTTCTGGAAGTCGTTCGTGCATGCGAGGCTGGTGGTGTCGCAGGGGGATCCCGGCTGCCTGTCGCTGTTCGAGTCGATCCCTGAGCAGCACCGTCTGCTGGCCGAACATCTCACGGCGGAATATCGGATCCGCACCGAGGGGCGAGGCAGGACGGTGGACGAGTGGAAGATCCGGCCGGAGCAGTCTGACAACCACTGGCTGGACTGTCTGGTCGGCTGCGCTGTAGCTGCCGCAGCACAGGGGTGCGTGCTGTTCGGAACGGAAGCTCCCGAGGCTCCGCGGAAGAAAATCAGCCTGTCACGAATTCAGAAACGATCTCGATGACAAGCAGCCTGAGTGGTCAGTCACAGTTTTTTCAAAAAAATCTTCTGCTCCAGCCAGAAAAGCGGACAGCTGCGATTTGGACTGCATATGTGTCATGGTAGCCGGCATGGTGTCGGCGAACGGAGACACAGGACATGTCAGACGAGCTGGAAGATTCGATTCGCGAGAACGCTCTGCAGCCTGCCAAGGCGTCGGGTGATTCAGGAAGTGTTGAACAGCATTCGCTGTCCGACCAAATCGCGGCCGATCGATACCTGCAGGAAAAGCAGGCAGCTCGCTCCCGGCGGCTTGGTCTTCGCATCACGAAGATTGTCCCTCCGGGAGCCGGCTGATCATGCTGTCCTGGCTGCGCCGCACACTTGCCATGTCGCTGAGCCCCAGACCCGGTGCTCGGTTCGCACGCATGGTTCGAGCCAAATACGACTCGGCCTTGACGTCCGACCACAACCGGCGTCACTGGGTACACGCTGACGGTCTGTCGGTCAACGCCGCCAACAGCCCGGAGGTTCGCAGGATCCTCCGCAACCGCTCCCGATACGAGGTGGCAAACAACAGTTACGCTCGCGGCATCGTGCTGACGCTTGCCAATGACGTCGTCGGTACCGGACCCCGCCTGCAGATGCTGACCGATGATGCGGAGGCCAACCGCCGGATCGAACAATCGTTTCACCGCTGGGCCAGAGCGGTGAATCTCGCTGAAAAGCTCCGCACGCTGCGGATGGCTCAGACGCAGGACGGCGAGTCTTTTGCCGTCCTGATCAGCAACCCCACGCTGCCAACGCAGATTCAGCTGGATCTGCGTTTGATCGAAGCGGATCAGGTCGCCACACCTGATCTTCAATGGAGTGACCCGCGCGCCACGGATGGCATTGTTTTTGACGCTTCCGGAAACCCGGTGCAGTATCACATTCTGCGACGCCATCCGGGCGAGGGCACCGGCGCTGGTCGGGAAGCCGATCGGATCCCCGCCGAGGCGGTGCTGCACCTGTTTCGTACTGATCGGCCGGGCCAGCGTCGTGGGATTCCGGAGATCACGCCCGCATTGCCGCTGTTTGCCATGTTGCGTGACTACTCGCTCGCGACACTCGATGCGGCCAAAGCGGCGGCTTACTACGCCGGCATCATTCACACGGATGCTCCGCCAAACGGCGAAACAGAACCCATCGAGGCGCTGGATCCCATCGAGCTGGAACGCAACACCCTGCTGACCATGCCCGGTGGCTGGCGTATGAGCCAGCTGCAGGCGGAACAACCAACCGGGACTTACGCCGAGTTCAAGCGGGAAATTCTGAATGAAATTGCTCGCTGTCTCAACATGCCGTTCAACGTCGCTGCCGGCAACTCTTCGTCCTACAACTATGCCTCAGGTCGCCTTGACCACCAGACCTACTTCAAGTCACTCCGCATTGACCAGTCCCGTCTGGAACTGGTGGTGCTGGACCGGATTCTGGCTGCATGGCTGGACGAAGCTGTGCTGGTCGGAGACCTGCTGCCTGCGGATCAGGGCCCGTTCGTGAACTGGACCCACCAGTGGTTCTGGGACGGCCACGAACATGTGGATCCCGCCAAAGAAGCCAACGCTCAGGCGACTCGTCTCGCCTCATTCACCACCACCCTGGCCGACGAGTACGCTCGTCGAGGCCAGGATTGGGAAACACAGCTGCGTCAGCGAGCCAAGGAACTGGCGCTGATGCAGCAACTTGGAATGTCCCCTGTCTCCAGTCCCCCTCAGTCCAGTTTGGAGGTTCCGAATGCCGACCCCAGTGAAGACCCTGTTGCCGCCGAGTAAAGTTCGGGCGTTGAGCCTGACGGGAAGCGGAACCATTCAGATTGAAGCCGCAGGCGATGGCGGTGCCGCCGCTCTGCCGCGTTTTCAAATGGTGGCTTACACCGGAACGCCCATGCGTGTCGGTGGCTGGCGACATCCGGTGGTGATCGACCTTGCCGGTCTTTCGATCCCCTCTCAGTCGCGACCGATTCGGTTCGGGCACGACGCACTCGCCGGCGTCGGGCACACCGACAGTATCCGGGTGGAGCAGGGCCAGCTGCTCGCTGCCGGACTTGTCTCCCGTGACACTCCCGCAGCCCGCGAAGTCATCGCCAGTTCCCGCAACGGTTTTCCGTGGCAGGCGTCTGTGGGTGCCTCGGTTGAAGAGTACGAGTTCATCAAAGAGATGCAGCAGGTCACCGTCAACGGAAAACAGCATCAGGGACCCTTGAACGTGATTCGACGATCGACACTCGGAGAGATCAGTTTCGTGGACCTCGGTGCCGACGGAGCCACCAGTGCTTCGGTGGCAGCCACGCTGCCGGATGACGGTTCTCCGGACGCTGACAGCATCGATGCCGGAGCGGAGCCACAAATCGTTTCCCAGACAGGGGTTCCGGCCAGTGCTGCAGGCGCTGTGAGCCACGGTCTGAATACGCCGCCTGTCGCAGCGTCGGATGCCATATTCCGGATCCGTCAGCAAACGGCCGGGGAACTGGACCGGATCGACAGCATTCGTCGTCTGTGCGGCGGCCGACATGCTCAGATCGAAGCTCAGGCGATCCGGGAAGGCTGGGACGCTCAGCGAACGGAGTTGCACATCCTGCGAGCCAATCGTCCGGCAGCTCCGGCCGTGCATGCACCGGAGCGCGTGATCACTGCTCAGGTGCTGGAAGCCGCCTGCCTGCGAACCTCCCGATCGCAGACTGTGGAAGCCCTGTTCGACGACCGCACGCTGGAACTGGCTGATCAGCGATTCCGCGGTGGCATCGGGCTGCAGGAGCTGCTGCTGGAGGCTGCATGGGCCAACGGGTACACCGGACGCAACTTCCGTGATACCCGAGGTGTGATGCGAGCGGCCTTTGGAAAAGACGTGCAGGCCGGCTGGTCGACCATCGACATCGGCGGGATTCTGTCCAATGTGGCCAACAAGTTCCTGCTGGAGGGTTTCTTCAGCGTGGAACGTGTCTGGCGCAACATCTGCGCCGTGCGAAATGTGTCGGACTTCAAGACAGTCACCAGTTATCGCCTGATCGGGAAGGACCAGTACGAAACGGTTGCTCCTGGCGGGGAGATCAAACACGGGACGCTCGGGAACGAAAGCTACACGAACAAGGCCGATACCTATGGCCTGATGCTCTCGATCGATCGTCGCGACATCATCAACGATGATCTTGGTGCCATCACCACGGTGCCTCGGAAGCTCGGTCGAGGATCGGGACTCAAGATTAACGATGTCTTCTGGGCCACGTTCCTGGCCAACAGTTCGTTCTTCACGGCCGGGAACAAGAACTACCAGACCGGTGCCGACACCGCGCTGACCATCGAGGGGCTCTCGAAGGCTGAAGTGGCCTTCATGGATCAGGTCGACAGCGACTCCAAGCCGATTGGCATCATGCCGTCACTGCTGCTGGTTCCCACCGCTCTTTCCGCCATCGGCACACAGCTCTACAAGTCTGTGGAACTGCGTGACAACACGGCGAATGCCAAGTTCCCAATCGCCAACCCGCATCAGGGCAAGTTCCGGGTCGAAGTCAGCCGCTACCTTGCCAACTCGACTTACACCGGCAACTCCGCCAAGGCGTGGTACCTGCTCTCGGAACCTACGGATCTGCCAGTCATCGAAGTGGCATTCCTGAATGGCCAGGAGTCGCCCACGATCGAAACGGCCGATGCCGACTTTAACGTGCTGGGTGTCCAGATGCGAGGCTACCACGACTTCGGTGTGGCTCTGCAGGATGCCCGTGGCGGTGTGAAGATGAAAGGCGAAGTCTGAGATTTCTGACCATCCCGAACTGGCTGCAGCCATCGCGGTCAGTTCGGGAATGGCCAAACCACTGCTTGAGTCCATCACTTTTTTCCGAGGAACACAGAAACCATGCCACAGGCAACATTCGTCGCAGAAGGCCGTCAAATCGATTACACGCCCGCAGCTGCTGTTGCAGTCGGCGACGTGATCGTGCAGGGAGATCTGGTCGGCGTCGCTACTCGCAATCTGGCGGCCAACGAACTTGGCTCGCTGGTCGTCGAGGGGGTTTACGATTTCAAC